ATCCATCTAATGATGCATTTGTAATTGGTACATTATATCCCGCGCAAGCTTCATCTTATGGATGGGTTGGTCAAATAGCACAAGTTTATCTTGTTGATGGTCAAGAGCTTGACGCTGATGACTTTGGCAAATACAACAAAGACGGTGTATGGGTGCCACAGGATTACACAGGTTCTTATGGCACTAATGGTTTCCATTTAACTTTTGACAGCAGCCAAACCAACGGCATTGGTCATGACTCAAGCGGCAACGGCAACGACTTCACCGCAACTGGTTTTGACACCGCTGACATCAGCAGCAGCAACACCGACAACGACGTTGATTACAACGATACGCCGACGAGTAATTATGCAACATATAATCCTCTTGTAAATAACGATGAGCCTACTTTTAATCAAGCTAATTTAGACGGCACCTTTAACAACGGTATAGCTTGGGCTACGCAAGAGTTACCAGACAAGCATCTTTATTGTGAGTTTGTTAGAACAGCTGGCGATCGTTTTGCTGCTGGTGTTTGGGATGCTGAGGACGAATTTGAAAAAGGTTCTGCTAGCGATAATGATTACGCTTTTGGCATTGTTTATTCTGAATTTGGCGGCTCAAACAGAATTTACAATGAAAGCACAACAGCTTCTCAAACTGGATTAACTGCTTACAGCACTGGCGACGTTCTTGGTGTTGAGTGGCGAGGTGACTTAGCTACTCGTCAAGTTAATTTCTACATAAATGGAACGCAAGTTGGCACCTCAGAAAACGTAGCTGCTGGTGGTCGTTATTACTTTGGAGCACATCGTGCAGGAGGTTCTACTGGACCAAGCGTTCAAGTTAATTTTGGTCAAATGCCGTTTGTAGCCGCACCCACTGGCGTGAGTAACACAACTCATGGGATGCAAACCAACAACCTGCCTGAGCCAACGATTAAGAATGGCAAGGATCATTTTGAAGCTATTATCTGGGATGGCGATGGTAATGATGATAGAGATATAACAACAACTGAAAGTTTCCAACCTGATTTTGTCTGGATTAAACGCCGTAGCTCCACTTTAGATCATGGCTTGTTTGATAGCGTTAGAGGTGGAAGCAAAATTCTCTATTCAAACCTTACAATTGGTGAAGATACTAGCAGCGTTAATATAAAACAATTTAATTCTGATGGTTTTAGATTAGGAACTGGAGCACAAGTTAATGCGTCTGGTCAAACCTACGTTGCTTGGTGCTGGAAAGCAGGTGGCACTGCTGTTTCAAACACTGATGGCACGATTACAAGCAGCGTGAGTGCTAACACTGATGCTGGGTTTTCAATTGTCAGCTATACAGGCAACGCTACAAATGGCGCAACTGTTGGCCATGGGTTGGGTGTAACGCCTGAATTTATAATTCTCAAAGACCGAGACACTGCGGTTAATTGGATTGTTTACAACAAAGGAGTTGACTCAACTAATCCAGAACAATTCTTTCTGCATCTAAACAGCGATGTTGCAAGACAAGATCTTGGCGATGTTTTCAACGACGTGGCACCAGGGTCAAGCGTGTTCACACTTGGAAATTCAACGCAATCCAATGGCAACACTAAGAAATATATTGCCTACTGCTGGCACTCTGTGGAAGGGTTTTCAAAATTTGGCAGTTATGAAACTAACGTAAATAGCAACGGCCCATTTGTGTACTTAGGGTTTAAGCCGGCTCTAATAATTTTGAAGAATATAGACGAGACCACTTCTGTTAGTTGGAAGCTTGCAGATAGCACTCGGGCACCAGCAAATCTCTCTACCGGTATAAGATTATATGCTGCAAGCGATGCCGCAGAATCTACTCATTCAAACGAAGCAGTAGATTTTCTTTCCAATGGCTTCAAAATTAGAGGCACTTCAAACTCACAAAATGCGCCAAATGTAAACAAAACGGTAATATATATGGCTTGGGCGGAGAACCCATTCGGGGGCGAAAACGCTCCACCTGCAACCGCACGATAATTAATTATGCCTTATATGCTTGGTAGCCGCAAACTGCGGCAAGGCAGACCATTTACCACTGCCGATGGCGCTCAATACCCTGGAAACTGGTTGCAGGCTGCTACCCCTGAGGAGTTAACTGCAATGGGTGTCATGTGGGTACCTGACCCGCCACCTTTTGATTCACATTTTTATTTTAGTCACAGCAACCCACGGGATGTTGATGACCTTAAAACTAGCTTTATTGAACAACAGAAAACAGATGCTGGCAACATGCTAGCTAGCACTGATTGGTACGTTGTTCGCAAGTCTGAAGTAGGCACTGCTATTCCTGAAAGTGTTGCTACCTACCGTGCTGCTGTACGGACGGTATGTGATACCCGTGAGGCAGAAATTACTGTTGCAGCTTCTACTGAAGAACTTGAATACATTATCAAAAATAACCTTACACCTTGGCCTGAATTATGATCACCCTTATCCGTCCAATCCTGTTCAGCTTTCTGAACTCTGACAAAGTTAAACTTCTTATCGTTGACATGCTCACCAAACTGGTGGAGTCCACGGACAATGAAGTTGATGACAAAGCCGTGGAATTTATCCGCAACGGTTTGTTCCCAGCGCCTAAGCTCTAATGGATTTAGGGGAGCCACCTGCGCTTCCCTATATGGCCCTTCCAGAACCGCTTGCATTGCCGGTTCCAATACTGGAGGTACCAGATGCTCATGTACCTAGTTACAAGCCCATTGTGGTGCCTCCTAGCGCCCTTAGAGCGCCTCCTGGAGTCAAAGGGAAACCGTTAGAAGGCAAACAACCAAATACACCTACAACCAATACACCGAAAGCACCAGAAATGGATTATGTGACGGTGCCTGTTTTAGATAAGCAGGTGCCAGTTCCTAGCCAAGAGATTCTGGTCACTGCCGTAAGCACAGCAACTGTGTCTGTTGCGGCCACCCTTACAGCTACTGCAGTTTTTAAACGTCTTGTTTCTCTGTTTAAACCAATCATCAAAACTGCATGGACAAAGATAACAAAAAAGAAGGATTCATCAAATTCCTCGTCCTCGTCTGGTCCGCCGGACTCTTAACTGCATCGTATGCAGGATGGATGGAAAAGATGGATCCGACCTATGTTGCTTCTATTCTTAGTGGCACATTGGCAACGTTTTCTATCACCCGTGAAAAGAAAGAATGAACAACGACAAACTTAAGGTTAAACAACGTGGCAACATTAATCTAAAAAATAGACCAAAGGTTCAAAACAATGATGGCTCTTACAGCACTGTTAGAACTATTGGTATTGAAGACAATGGTAAGCACGTTAATATACCGACCGTCGTTAATGGTCGTGTTGTTTCCAATCAGGAAGCAGTTAATCATTATCGACGGACTGGCCAGCATTTAGGTAAATATTCCACACGTGAAGAGGCTGATGCTGCAGCAAAGTCGTTGTCTAAAAGCCAATCAAAACGATATGGAAAATGAAACACCTATTAACCCTTTTAGTTTTTACGCCAGCAGTAGCTCTTGGTCAGACTGTTACGCCTAATTTCACACAAGGCAGTATGCAGGCCACTACAACTACTACTACAACCATTGATCGAGTTATTGAAACTGAGATCCTTGGTGGAGCTTATTCCTCATGGTCTGGCACAAACGTAACACCCAGTGCAGATATAAAGGGTGCACAAACTACCTTCTCGGTGCATACCGCAGGCGATCCGTTTCAACTAGAGATCACCACGCGAGCAGCCGGGAAAATCGAAGACATAACAATTACCGAAGACATCGACATTACTTCTACTACTTCGTCGCTGTCTATCTTCTCGCAGTAGGTCCTGTATATGCTGAAGAGCCTCGCGTACAGAATACCTCTAATCCTGTTGCCGCTGCTACTGGTAACGTCACAAATCAAGCGGTGCAATTCCAAAACAATGGAGCACCGTCTCGTCAATACTTCGCAGGGAGCAATTCCTGTAATGGTCCGACAATGACACTTAGCCCATTCATGATGGGCAATGAAACACGACCTGTAGATCCCGATAGTTACGTTCGTAACTCGAACTGGGGTGCACAGGTTAATTTTATGGTGCCGCTTGATAGTGGAATGATCGAGCAGTGTAAGGCAATAGCTAAACGACACGAACAAAAGATGAGGCTCAACTATGAGCTGATTCGTGCAGGAAAATGCGCAGAGCTAATGAGAATGGGTTTTACCTTCAGACCTGGCTCACGCGTTGAACACCTGTGCAACGACATAATCCCGATTGTATCTATATCAAATGCTGGAAGCTCTAGTGAGCGTAGCGATAGCCGGGATAGCCGGCGGAGCAGCTCTCAATAACCGCCTACACCAAAGAATAAATAACGTACATGACCGCATCAGTGGTCTTGACCGGCGTATAGATGCAATTGAACTTGGCGTTGCCCAGGACTATGTATCTAAAGCCGACTTGTCGATCATCACAAAGCGACTAGAAGACCACATGGTGCGTATTGAAAACAAATTAGACCAAATAGTTTTACGACATGGCGCATAAGAAAGCGACAGAGGATCAATTCAACGAACTGCACAAACTGGTAACCACAGAGTTTTTAAAGCGCATCAAATCTGGTGAAGCAACTACCCAAGACTTAAAAGCAGCTTGTGACTGGCTTAAGAGCAACGACATCAGTGGCATTGCTTTTGATGGTAACCCGCTGGACAAATTGGCAGCCGTTATCCCTGATATTGACCCTGAATTAGTACAGAGCAGACTTTATGGCAAGAAAAGTTAGTAATCCTGGTCGAACAGCCAAGTTTTATCGTGATCCAAAAAATAAGGCGTCACGTGAAAAACATATCCGTGACAACTCAAATGGCGGTAAATACGACAAACCCGCTAGCTACCAACGTGAGCACGCAAATGCTCGTGAAAAGCTAAAAATCGGACCTAACCAGGATGCTGTTCGTAAAAACGGAAAACTTGTGGCGGGAAACCGCTACCAAAATCGCGCTGATGGCGGCCGTAAAGGAGCACGCAATCGCGCATGACACCACTTCTGCCTACTCCAAATCACTACCTTCATAACTTAGTAACCATGACAAGCAGCGAAGCAACCCGTCTGTGGCGTAAAGCCATCAAGGAAACCTTTGACTGTACATGTGTTTATTGCGGAAAATCTTATGAATTACATGAACTTACCCTTGATCACGTTCGCCCTCGTTCTTCTGGCGGCGAAACGATCACTAGCAACATCGTACCAGCTTGTACCTGTTGTAATCAACAAAAAGGTAGTGAGGAGTGGCAGGGCTGGATGAGAACCCAGTTCGGTATTAATCGACTACGAGAACACGTTATTCAATCACACATTAACTAATGGCCGATAAAAAGAAGCGCAAGGGACTGATGGAAACCCTTTCTGATTACCAGAAAGAAAAAGGTTACGGTCCTAAGAAAAAATCAAACACGCAGATTGCTTATGGCTCTAAGCAAATGCTCAAAGTTAACCCTGTCCGTAAGCCAGTACCCGCACCTCCGGTGCCTCAAAGTACCAGTCAAGCTCGACCTAAACCCAAGAATCCTGCATCCACTCCTACCCCGAAAGCTAAAACTAAACCCGCACCCGCACCCGCTGATAAGCCGAAACCCGCACGTCAGCAGGCATCTACTACCCGTAGCAACCGCAATCGCGGCATGACCGGATACGGCTACACCGGTGGTCGTGGTGGCAGTGGCTCTTCTACTGCTTCTTCTCCTAGCTCGAAACCCAAGCGCAGTGACTATCCCACTGGTCGAGCTGGTTCCGCTGCCTATGTAAAGGCAATTCGTGCTTACAACAAAAAGAACTCCAGTGGCTCTAGTAGTCCTAGAACCAAAGTGAATCGCCGAGGAAGGCGCGTCTAACACCCCAGTAAATATTTAGCAGCCGTCCGAAAGGGCGGCTTTTTTTATGCCACGTACCCGGCCGACCGGGACGCTAGAAGACCTAAACAAATATCTTAAAGCCAATCAAAACGCTTCAATTGCAGAAGCTAAAAAAGCCGTTAACTATAAAGGTCCTCCTGTTAAGCCTAAGGCAGGTAACACAACAACTAACAGACGGAACCTACGCATGGGTTTGCGAGGCAGTAACGGTGATGGCGAACGTAGAAGGTTGCTAAAAGAGCGTCCCCCACAAAATAGACAAGAGCAGAATCAAAACCGCAGGCAAAATTACATGCGGAATAAGCTAAACAAACTGCATGGAAGAGGTAAATTTGTTATTGACCACAAGTACAGCCTGAACAAACTAGGTCAACAACTTTGGGGTTTAGGCGAAAAGCTTAAAGTCCGAAGAATTAACAGAATTGAAGCTGAAAATGGACCTGTAGGTGATAGGCCACAAAACAGGCGTATCATTACAAACGGAAAAAACGAAAAGCTCAGACAAGCTGAAAGAGCTGGTCAACAAAATAAACCTAAATCAAAAGCACCAATGCGGTTTACACCTGCTGTAAACACAGGTCTACCGGGTGTCGTCTCTTTGCGATCAATGATTGCTAGTGGCTCTGCAAGGACCGTAGACACCCTTCCAGGTGCTCCACACATATTCATACCCTAAATGCCCACAAGACGCCGTAGAAGCGCTTCTAAGGGTGTCTCCGTAGCAATACAACTACAGCAAGACTTCAAGCTGTTTCTGCAAGCTTTGTGGACTCAGCTTGATCTCCCTTCTCCAACGAGAGCGCAATATGCAATTGCAGACTATCTACAAAATGGTCCGAAACGACTCCAAATTCAAGCCTTCCGTGGTGTCGGTAAGTCATGGATTACTGGAGCGTTTGTCCTTTGGACTCTATTTAATGACAAAGAAAAGAAGATAATGATTATCTCTGCCTCTAAAGAGAGAGCAGACAACATGTCCATCTTCCTACAGAAACTAATCATTGAGACACCATGGTTGAGTCATTTGAGGCCTCCGAACGACGACGCGAGATGGAGTCGCATCAGCTTCGACGTAAATTGTTCTCCCCACCAAGCGCCATCAGTCAAATCCGTCGGGATTACTGGCCAATTGACTGGCAGCCGCGCAGACCTAATGATCCTTGATGACATCGAAGTTCCTGGTAACTCGATGACAGAACTTATGCGGGAAAAACTCCTGCAATTGTGTACAGAAGCCGAATCTATTCTTACGCCTAAAGATGATAGCCGAATTATGTTCCTTGGTACTCCTCAGACCGTCTTTACCGTCTACAGGAAACTCGCAGAACGGAATTATCGCCCTTTCGTGTGGCCAGCACGTTATCCCCGTAAAGCCAGTAATTATGAAGGATTACTTGCACCCCAACTTCAAGCCGACGTTGACACCGGAGCAAAACCCTGGGACGTAACTGACGACAGATTCGACGATGAAGATCTAATTGAGCGTGAAGCTGCCATGGGCAGATCGAACTTCATGCTCCAGTTCATGCTCGATACAAGCCTTAGTGATGCAGAAAAATTCCCACTTAAGATGGCTGACCTTATCGTTACTTCCGTTAACCCTGATAAGTGTCCTGAGTCAATCATCTGGTGCTCAGACCCCCAGAACGTCATCAAAGATGCTCCAACTGTCGGACTACCTGGAGATTATTTCTACAGTCCAATGCAGCTCCAAGGTGACTGGCTTCCTTACGCCGAAACAATCTGCTCAGTTGACCCATCGGGTAGAGGTGCAGATGAGACAACGGCGGCTTATATCTCGCAGCGAAATGGTTTCCTGTACTTGCATGAAATGCGAGCTTACAGATCTGGATACTCAGACAACACGTTACTGGACATTTTAAAAGGTTGTAAGAAGTACAAAGCTTCTACACTCCTTATTGAATCTAATTTCGGTGATGGAATCGTTGCTGAGCTATTCAAAAAGCACATCCAAAACCTACAGATGAATATCGGTATCGAGGAAACAAGAGCCAATGTCCGTAAAGAAGACAGAATCATCGATGCTTTGGAACCTGTTCTTAATCAACATCGGTTGGTTGTTGATCGCTCTGTCATTGATTGGGATTACAAGTCAAACCCCGACGAAGCTCCTGAAAAACGACTCATCTACATGCTCTTCTACCAAATGAGTCGTATGTGTCGTGAAAAGGGTGCAGTACGACACGATGACAGAATTGACTGCCTAGCTCAAGGTATCAAATACTTTACTGACGCATTTGGTATCTCAGCACAAGAAGAAATCAAAGCTAGGAAACGAGAAGAGTGGACCCAAATGCTCGAAGCATTCATAGAAGACCCACAACAATCAGCCAATCACATCGTGTTTGGTATGACAGCTGAGCAACAAAGACAAGCTAGAGGTAAAACATCAGTCTCTAACTGGGTTTAGCTGCAGTCCCACCCGTATACAGGGAGAGAAGGGTGGACTCCCCCTGTAATCGGGGAGACATCAAACATCTCCCCTTTACTTATGTCCCTGGGAATGGACATCT